ATAATTGGGCGCCATTTGAAATATTATTGTTACTTTATATGAACAATAGTGACTATGATATAGGACTAAGAAGTATTCATATATATCGTTACGTAGACTAGTTAAAGAAAAGGTTGTATAATATAACAATGAATGAAGATACTGCTTTACAGGGGGATAACAGTCAAGTAGATAGGATTAAGCCTTGGCAGTTCAAACGTGGACAATCAGGAAATCCATCAGGCAAACCAAAAGGATGGAAATGTAAGAGAAAAGGATGTTCTGCTAAGGTAAAACACGCACACAGTACTTACAATTGTCTTAAATAAAATGTCCTTCTTACCTAAAGATTACAAACCTATACAGTATAAAGACAAATGGCTTATTTGGGGTTTTTTAAAGTGTATTATTTACAACAGACATCAGTACGTGAATGACAATGGTCGTTATTACGGAGAATATAGGTGTGCAATATGTGGACGTAAAAGAGTTTAGCTTGTATAATATAGCAATGAATGAAGAACTAGATGACATAACTGGGGAGCAGGCAGAAAGCAGTCCTAAGACTGAGCACCTTAAACCTTGGCAATATAAGAAAGGACAATCAGGTAATCCGTCAGGGCGGGCTAAGGGTATTTCACTAAAGGAATACGCTAAGATGAAGTTTCTTACTATGACAGATGAAGAGAAAGAGGAGTTCTTTAATGGACTATCTAAAGATACAATATGGGAGATGGGAGAGGGTCGACCTGAATCTAAGTCAGAAGTTAAAGTTACTGAAGACGTTAAAGTAGACGATAAACAAATCAATGCAATCAGAACAGCTCTCGGACTCACAAATAAAACAACTGATAGTGCTGGCTCATGAAGCTACACCAACAGACTTTATTAAGTTCCATAAGATAAAGAATGAATCAGGTATGCCGATAGAGTTTACTGACCATGCTTTTATGATGGACTTTTACAATGATATGAGTCCGTTACAAGTAATGTTGAAAGCCCCTCAAATTGGAGCTACTGTGGCAGAGATTATAAAGACTCTTTGGGCAGCTAGAAAAAAGAAGTGGGACATAATCTACACACTTCCAACTCAAGGAGATGTACAAGATATGGCAGGAGGAAAGATTAATCGTATCGTAGCCCAGAACCCTGTATTCAATTCGTGGGTTAAAGACCACGATACAGTAGACCAGAAAGCAGTAGGAGAGAACATAATCTATTACAGAGGCACATTCAGTCAAAAGCAAGCCATGATGGTGTCATCAGACTTGAACGTACACGATGAAGTCGATGCAAGCTCCCCAGAAGTTATTACTCAATACGAAACCAGACTTCAAGCAAAGTCAGATGGTCGCCGTTGGTACTTCTCTCACCCTTCCCTCGCAGGAAGGGGTGTAGATAAGTTCTGGCAACAATCAGACAAAAAAGAATGGTTTATAACATGTCCAACATGCAAAAAAGAACAATATCTAAGCTTCCCAGAAAACATAGATGTAAAGTCCCGCACATATGTTTGTGCGATATGCCACTCGAATCTATCAGACGATTCAAGGAGATGTGGCAAATGGAAAAAGACAACAGAGGGACTATTTTCTGGGTATCATGTAAGCCAACTGATGTGTCCTTGGATTAGTGCAGACAAAATTCTCCAAGACTTCGAACAAAAAGATAAGCAGTACTTTTACAACATGGTACTAGGACTTCCTTATGCTTCATCAGAAGATAAGATTGATTCCACTACAGTATTGAAGAACGTAGTAGATGAGGTAAATGAACAAGAAGAACCTATTATCATTGGAGTAGATACGGGACTGCCAAGCTACTACCTATTAGGTAACAAAGATGGAATGTTCCACTATGGTTCACTGGGTGAGGTGGGAGCTAACAAAGACCCCTACGACACGATACGAGGCTTCCTGAAGCGTTGGAAGAAAGCTATCGTAGTAAGTGACCAAGGTGGAGACCTAACTCCTATGCGTAAGATACAGTCAGAGTTTCCTGGTAGAGTATTTTTGTGTTACTACAGACGTGATACCACTGGAAGGAACATGATAAAATGGGGACAAGGAGATGATTACGGAATCGTTACAGTAGACCGTAATCGTATGATTCAGATGATAGTTGAACAGTTAAAGGAACTCAATCGTATTCGATTCAACGGTACTAAGGAAGAATGGGTAGAGTTCGCAGACCATTTCAATAACATCTACCGTGAATGGGTTGTCACTCCTAGTAACGTAGGTAAAGACGACACTTCACTTTATGGGGATAAGTTCGTGTGGAAAAGAACAGGAGCAGACCATTATTGCTTTGTGGCTGGTACTAAAGTTGCAACTGATAATGGGGACAGAGATATTAAAGACATCAAGATTGGTGATTATGTGCTCACTCGTAAAGGGTACAGGAAAGTCTATAACCAAGGCGTGACAAAGAAACGTACCGAAGTTATTACGGCTTACTTCTCAAATGGTTCAATCCTTACTGGAACACCAGAGCACCCAATCATAACTTCAGAGGGTGTACATTGTTTGAAATACCTACCACGCCATGCTACAATGTACACATGCAAAAATCAGAACAAATACTTTATAAAGGGATTGTGTACAGACGTTACCCAGACTCCCCAAGACGACAAGACCGAGTTTACTATGCCCCAAATGGTTCGTACCGAGCCAAAGGATTTCGTAGGTTACATCAACAATTATGGGTTGATAATCACGGAGAAATTCCTAAAGGGTTTGTCATTCATCACAAAGATGATGATTCAACAAACAATACGCTTTCAAACTTGGTGTGTATACCGAGAGGGACTCATCAAGCCGACCACGTTAAACGTAAATTTGATGAACCTGATTATAGACGAAAGAACGTCGAACATCTCAACAAAGTACGACTTCTATCGCATAAATGGAGGAGTACAAAAGAAGGTAAAGCATGGCATAGCCTACATGCTCATCAAAGCCTTGTATTGGCTGAACCTAAGGTGTTTATCTGTATTGAGTGCAATTCTAAGGGAACTACACGAAGCACTAAAGGTGGTAAGTTCTGTTGCACCAGATGTCGTAATCGTTGGTTTGCACGAAAATATAGAAAAGAAGGACGTTATAAACCTGTCAGTTGAATTTGAGTCGGAGTATTACGCGAATGATATACTGGTAGCGAACTGCCATACACTCGTGTACGCCCTTGTAGGTCTTGACAAGTTCTCCAAGATGAAAGCTACGATAATATCCCCTGGAATAATGGATGAGTTACAAAAGCCCGTATTTAATAACATAATGACACCAGATGATTTCGCTCAATAAACCACTTAAAGATGTATTTATAGCAATACCAACAGATTCTAATATAGACGGCAGGTTGGTGTCTAAATTATGTTATTTTAGTACATTAGGTGCTGAAGTCGCTGTGGTTATCTCTCATTTACTAGTTGCCTACGGTCGTAATATGACAGAAGATATTGACTTTTCACATAAAGCAAAAGAAAATGGTATAGACATTTGGTGTGATACAGATAATCTTGCACTACATGCTAAAACTATTTTAATATGACACCAACTATTACTGTATTCATGACCGACGAGGAAGCTAAGAGGTATGTAGCCTTTCAGAAGTATTATCTTTTAGTAGGTTTACTTGATTCCATTAAAACACTAGATGTTAAAGGAGGTTCTGTGGAGATTCACTTTGACCATGCTGGACAAATCAAAAGCTTAGAGAAACATGAGTTGTATCATTTGTAATTCTTAAATGTAATTCTTAAATGAAAAGAATAAAGAGAAAGAAAGTTAAACAAGTCCGTTAGAAGAAATAACAAATAAACAGAAAAAGAAAAGAGATAGAGAAAATAAAAAACAATTACCCTGTCTAGTTGTTAGAACTAAGAGCTATCCAATAAACAAAGAAACCCTCTGGCGAATCCCCCACATTGCTGTGAGTGAATCCCCAAAAGGTTCTTGGTTAGATTCTGGTTTCGCCGTTAGACTTCCTAACACAACAATTATAGCAAACATAGTTTGCATGTCAACTAGTATAGGTGTATAATTGTAGTACAACTTTATAACCCTTCCTTAACCTTACACAGGCGGACATTCTCT